CTATGGTTGCCGCATATCTGAGCTTCGCTTGGCGAAAAAGCAGCATTTCGATTTCGAGGAAGGGGTATGGACGGTTCCGCCTGAGAACCACAAAACAGGAGCCAAAACGCAACGCGCGATCCTTCGTCCGATAATCGCGGAGATCGTTCCGCTCTTGAAAAGAGTTATCTCTCTTGCTGAAGGTGATTACCTGTTTTCAAGCAAGAAAGACGCGCCGATGGGATCGGGAAATCATCTCAGTTTACCGGCAAACCTGCGGCTGTTTATGATTAAGGCGTATGATGTGAACGTCCCTCATTTCACCGTGCATGATCTGCGACGCACCGCGCGAACAAACTTCTCCGACCTCACGGATCCGCACATTGCCGAGATAATGCTCGGCCATATGCTTCCGGGAGTGTGGGCGGTGTATGACAAACACACTTATCTGAGTGAAATGAGGGTGGCGTATTCTAAGTGGTGGGCAAGACTGATGAGTATTACTGAGCCAGACGTGGTTGAGTTCAAGCCTCGTTCCGCTGGGTAAATCGGCCTCTATCGCTTCGCGGGTTGTGAAGTGATGCAAATGGCTTGGCGCGCTTTATTTTCGTTTCGGCCTCTTGCCAGGCAGCAACCTTGTGGCGATACCACTTATTAGGTGCGCCGGCTGCTGTGATATCAGGCTCCGGGAACGGGTTGTTTTCCGGGGTTCTTTTTCTGTAGCGCTCAAGAGTTCGCGATGACACCTCCAATTCACTGCAAATTGTTGAAGTTGTCATCCAGCTATGATCGTTCATGGTTACCTCACTACTTCCCCTCTCGCACCCGATGAACCTCACAGCAAAGGCGCAGCCATACCGGCGGAGACTTCGGCCAATATGGGGCTATCTTCACTGCGTGCTTATCGAGTAACTGACGGAGGGTTAAATTGTTGGAAGGGGAGTCAAAATCTCTTAAAAGCTCTCTGGCTGTACTGCGGAGAAGGTTTTTCTGAACGCTGCCGGCATCAGCATCAGGCTGTTTACTGGGCATTGATTCCCCCAATGATCCCAGCCTGGCGCATCGCCACGGCTGAATAGTTCGATTCGTGACACGTCGCCGTATAGCAGCTCAAGGCGCCGGCGGACTTCCCAGGGTTTCGCGCTGTGCTCGCCGAGACAGCTGAACACAACCTGCTTTACTGATGCGCTGGCGCGCTCGATGCCTTGGCCGCGAACGGCGATCAACACGTCTTCGGAGTTGGCGCGAGTGTAGTTGCCGCCATTCATCCGGGTTTCGGCGTTGAGCATGTCGAGTAGGTCGGTGAAGTCGAAGATGGTTTGCTGCAGCAGCGCCTTATTGAAACGCAGTTCGGCCTGTTGGTTCAGCTTCACCCAGGTGAACGCTTTCATCGTTCTGACGCTGAATCCCCAAGCCTCTGCCAGTTCGATCGCCTCCTGGCTGTGGTTGCCGGTGTACCACATCGCGAGCACACTATCTGGCGCAGCAACAGCCCATACCGGCAGGCGCCTCAGGTCTACCATGCTCATCGTGCTGTAGTGATTACCGGCGGCGCCATTGCTGATCGTGTTGCCGTAACTCCACGGCGGATCTGCATAGATGAGTTGATAGGTCATTGAGCGTTACCCCAGCAGCGCGCGGCCGCGTTGACGCAAAAACCTATGCGGATGTGGATCCAAGCAACATCTACCGCCCGCGCAGCTTCAAGCGCCTGGCGCCACTTCTCAGCAGCATCTGCGAAATGGGCGCGTCGTTCTGCCTCGGCCGCCTGATGGGCCAATGATTTATATTTGAATGACATGGCTGTCTCCGGGGTTAGTAGGCGCGCTGGTGGGTTAGAGGGTTGATCAGTTGGTTGAATTGCTGGACAAGCAAAATCATTTTCACCACTTCTGGCGGTTCGCTACGGATATAGCTGTCGGTAATTTTCCCTGGAGTTGTCGGTGGTCTGGCCCTGGCGTAAGTGATGTAACTTGGATCGATGGAGATAACCTTAAAAGCCTTTTTCCCTTCTGCAAATTTGCTTTTGGAAACGACCAGAGGGGAACGCTGGATAGCACTACGCAATGACTTTATGTGATTCTCGGTAATTTCTGGAAACTGGGATTTCAGCAAATCGAAATGGCCTACTGCTGTGTAATAACCCCCGTCATCAATGAGGAATTGCAGCATCTCATAATTGGTCATGTCAGATCCTTATCTGGTTGTTGTAGCGCTCATGGCTCATAACTTCCCATGAGTTTCCGTTGTCTTTAGACAGCAATCGCCAGCAGCGGGCTACTGGCAGCGTTAAATGCTTGTGTTGGTATGTTCGGTTGGGTTTCTTTTTGCCCTCCCTGTAGGCGCATAGAACCCCCTCAGCTTTGGCGCTGATTCGTTGCGGAATTCGTGGTTTCATTTTTACCGGTGGGTTATTTGGTGATTGGCGCCCAGCATATGGATCGGATGCCAGGGCGGCGGACTTTCTCAACGGCGTTTTCTTTTTCCAGCTTGACCAAGCGCTGGCGGATAGCTTTACCGGTCATGCCGTTGTAGCCAGCACAGCGGAGGAGGCTTGCGACAGAATCCGGCGTGGATCCGGCAATGCTGAGCCGCGAGATGATTTCGTTATCGTCGGGTATCGTGATCATTCCCACCCTCCGGCGCTGCAGGTAATGGCATCCAGTGGGTTACTTTATTTCCTACTGACGCTCCAAATGGTTCATCAAGGAACTCTCCATCTCTTTTGTTGTAATACGCAACAAATGAATTATTACCCTCGCTAACTATTACTGCTGAATGATCCCACTTACCGCATTCCGGCATCTGCTCGCTGCACGCTATCCAGCCATCCGGCAACTTGTAACCGCTACTTACAGGTTGAGCCAGCATTGCAGCACGGCAGTCGTTCCAGCCTCTAACGTAACCCCGCTCATTTTTACCAAGGAATGGCATTTCACCAAGCTTTGCTTCCTCCGGCACTGCTGGCGCTGGCGGGGCGGTGTAGAGCGGTGTAACCGTCCAGCCCTTGGCTATCCAGCTATCCGCAACACTTTTGGCGCGGGTGATTGCCATTCCTGCAAACGGGCCATTATCGTGACGCCATGCCACCGGCTGCGCCTCCCGGTTAGCCGCCAACGCAAATTCCAGTGCGTCGATATGCTCCACGATAGCCTTGATAGTCTTTTGGCTGGCGTACCGCCAAAGCCCTTCCTCCAGTTCTAACTTTTCCTTAACGCTTTCTGGTTCTGCCTTGGCTATTGCCCGCATGTATTTCAGTAGCGCCCGAAACTCTTTGGTTGTTTCAACAGCTCTCAACTGCTCAGTCGTTAGTGTCATGCATCCCTCTTAGCCTGCTGTAGAGTGAACGTTAGATGGAAATGTTATCTCTCCAAAACCAGCATCAATATCGTTAACCACTTGGCCGAAATCCCTACAGCCCCTATCCTGTATTTCACCTATCTGCTTATCCAGGCGCTTGTCATACACAAAAACATCCTTATCGCCGATGGTGAAGAATCCCAGGCGCTCTGACGGGCAGCGATTAAGAACCTCTTGCAGCTCATCGAGCCAGGCGCGCTCTTTCTTGTTCAACTTTGCCATCTACTCATTCCCCTCTACGGTGAACCCAGCGGTGCGGATAGCCTCAACGGCTTCATCAAGCTCTACAACAAGCGGTAAATCGATATCTCCATCAGGATAAAAGGAACCAGGCAACCGCACCGGCGTAGCCAGCTTGGATTCCAGTGATTTTGCATAATCGCTGATTCCTTTTGCTGTCCAGCCTCCAGCTATCATCACTGGCGTTACCCCATCGAGAATTTGCTCCAGCTCGGCGATGCGCTTATCCTTCGCTTCCAGCTCTACGCGCAACCGCCCAACCGTTAGCGCCAAACTTTCATTCTCTGCATCGCGTTCTTTCGCGTACTGTTTGTAGCGCTCCAGCTCTGCCAGCAGGGCGGAGACGTACTCTTGCGAGTAGAGTGCGGCAGGTACTTCTGGCTCAGAATCACTAAGCCAGTCGATCAACATCGTCGATGAGTCATGCGCATCGTAATATGCCTGCGCCACCGGCTTGCTCAGTTCGATCAGCTTCTCAGTGCTCATAATGCTTTCTCCTGGGCCTCGGCCCGCTTGCGCATGCAAACTGCGCAGTTTTCAGGATGGTCGTGGCGCTCATCAAATAGGACGCCGGTGAATAACCATTTACCGCAAAGGCTCGTTGGGCTTCCATCGGCGAAGTAGTGTGCCTTCTTCGCTAACGCTGGGAATCCCCATCCTTGTCCATGCTTAGCCATGCTCACACCTCCAATGAGAGCTGAGGTGTGAACCGTTCAGCCTCTTCGTTGTATTCTAGCGTGCCTGGGCTGTTAAATGCCTCGATTCGCTCAGCCATCACCGCCGCTCGCGTTTCTTTCGACGCTGGCGAATACGCACCTTTCCACTTTTTATCGATGCCGATGTTGCGCGCTACGTTCGTGCTGTCTGCGCTCGACAGTGGCAATTTTGTGAAAATCAGCGGATTCAGCATGCGCAGGCCGTGCAATTTGCAAATCGGCTGGCCGTGCTTATCGACAACGTGCCTTATGATGTCTTTCATGCGCGTCACGGAAATCAACGGTTTGCGAACGTCGTACTCGCCGCAGCTGCCGATTGCTACACGCGGGTACTCGTTGCAGAGCCTGATAAACCGATCGTCCGATTCGTTCATGTGCCAGACAGGAACGCCGATAAATTTTCCGTAGGGCCACTCAGAAAGTAGAGCGTCGTTTTCCGCTGCGCCGCCGTCGATCACGTCCGGGATGATGGCAAAATCAAAGCCTGGGTGATTCATCCAGCGCTGAACGAACTCGTAATACGCAGTCCAATTAATGCGGTTCTTGCCTGCTTTTTTCCAGATTGGAAACGCGCCGTTATCAAGAGAAAATGACTGGCAAATATCGGATGCAAGGCCAATCTGGCCGGGGTGAGCAAACGAGATAAACGCATGTCTGGCGCGCCACGCTTTCATAGCGCAGGTATCTGGCGTAATGGGGCCACCGTGGTAGTGGATCATTGTCCCACCTCCCTAGCGCTGTCACCTGGACTTGCATTGCGGATGGCAACCTTCAGCGCATAGGATTCTGCATCATCTCTGCTGCTGAAATTCTTCATCCATGCCAATGTTGAATCACACCCGCCGCCGTTATGAGTAGGGAACGTGGCGATAACACACGGCCCCATATTCCAGAAGTTCGCATCAAAGCTCAGGACGACGCCGAGCGCTTCAGCTTGCTGCTTCAGTTCATTTGCTGGCATCACTGGGCGCTCTTTCATTTGGCCTCCCGCAGCTCGGCGGCGTACTTGATAACCTCGCGACCAATTGCCTTGATCAGCTCATGCTTTTGACCTGGGTTATATTTCAGCGAAATCACGCCGATGCGATTGGCTGCAGCTTCAACGCCAGCGATATGTGACTCCGTGCGGATAGCTGCAAGTGCTGCGTCAGTTGCTGGGGTATTCAGTGCCTTTTCGGCATCGAAAATTAGGCTTTTCCACGGGTGAAGTGAGTTTTCTTCCGGTTCATATCCAGCGGCGTACAGGGCGTTAACAATGCGCTCTGCGATGTTGCGAAGCTCTACGCTCTCCACAGCCAGCGCATCGGCTCGTTTCTGCTGCGCATCGCGTTCAGCCTCGAGCGCGCTCACCGTCTGCTGGTGGGCATCAAATCGAACATATTCACCGTGCTCAGCTTCACGCGCGAAAGCCTCAAAACGAGTCGCGTGCATGGCGTAATCAGGGTTGAACCGCTTGATGGTTGTCATTCGTCGTCTCCCAATACCCAGCGGAGCGCCTGAGCGTAATCACCGCTCGCACCTTCCAGGGCTTTCGTTATTTCTTTTCGTGACTTCAGGCGGGGTTTGGCATCGCCGATCACCTGGCGCTGCCGGCGTGCCTTTTCGTGGCCTTTGGTGCCGGCGGTTGCCGCTTCAACCTCTTTCACTTTTTCGCGCTGTTCGTCGGGTGTGAGGTTCGCCAGCTGGCGCGCCTGGGTGACAGTGACGGTGCCAGATTCAACCGCATCCTTAACGGCCTGAGTGGCATCGAGTAGGGCGAGTGTGGCGCGGATCGTCTGCACGCCGACGCCAAACATCAGTGACAAATCGTCTTCATCGTGGCCCCGCGTAAGCGCATCAGCCATTTTCTTGGCGCGCCCCAGCGGCGTGTCTGCCTGAAATATTTCATTGGCACTAATCATCACCTCAGCAACGCTGAACGGTGATCCGCGTCTGACCACTGCCTGCACCAGAAGAGGTTTTTTGCCTTCTTCCCGCAGACGTTTATTGGCTTCGAGGGTGTTTTTAACCCGCTGGCGACCTTCAACTACGCATGAGCGGCCTGTTTCTGGGTCTTTCCAGATAATAATCGGCTCCAGCACCCCCAACTTCATGATGCTAAGCACTGTCGGTTCATGGAGAGGAAGGTGGATGCGTTCGTCGTAAAGCGGGTGCGTTTTATCGGATACCAGGTGCAGATTTTCCGGCTCGAACATCAGCACGTTGGTTTTACCGCTGGCGCCGTAGGCTTCCTTTGAGTTTTTGGCCATGCATCAACTCCAGACCGCGCCGGCAGTAAGCAGGCACAGGGTAAAAATGAGAAGGTAGAAGAGGTGTTTGCCGTGGTGGCGTTTAGGGGCGAAATCGCCCCCGGCCAGGTCGTACTTGTGCTGTATGCGGGCGTTGAGGCTTACCATGTTGGCCTCCGCTGCTGAGTGTGCAAGCGGCGCTGCAGTGTTCTGATGTTCTGGCGGACGACGTACACCGGCGCGCAGGTATCGGCGCAGACGATGATTCGGACGGCTTTATATCTGCCGTCTTCATAGCGCTGAATGCTCACTGCTTTTTTCTCTACGTCGCGCGTTTGGCCGCAGTGTTCGCAGCGTTGGGTATTGGTTTGCATAACATGTCCTCTCAATGAAATTCACATGGGTAAAGGCGCTGCCTGAGTTGATGCACGCGCTCGGTTTCCCTACGGTTCCAGCACACTGGAGCAGGGCAGCGCCTTTACTGATGTGAAAAAAAGAGCCCCGGCGAGCGGGGCAAAGGATGTGACAAGGGAAGTGGTACTGAGCAGGCTTGTGATTTCTCACGCACCTGGTGGCGCATCGAACCGGGGCTTTATACTGTGTAGGTTAAAAGGTGAACCGGAACGATACGCCACCAGATAGGTGAGGTATTGGGCTGACCACTCATGAGGTAGGATCCTTCACCGCTTCCAGAATTTAAGGAATCGGGCGAGTGGTCAGCCTAATACGCCGGCATTAACCGGCGATGATAAAACCGACTGCTGACCAGAACGCGACGCAGATGACAACCACGCCCAGCCAGACTTTTTCGTTGAATGTCATGATTGCCTCAGTGCGCCCATAGGGCTAAGTGGGTATTGGGGGATGCCTGAATTTTCAACCCCCTCAGGCGGCAAGGGGCTCTCGCTTTCCACGGCTAGAGGAAATCAGATAGACTGGTGATTCCATAGCCAAAATAAGGAATGTTTGTATGTCTTCAGTTAACGATATGGTGCTAGATAACATCTCCAGTCAGCTTGATAATCTTGCTGCTGAAAATGATGTTTTGAGGTTTGCCGTTACTCAGTTGATTAGTGAGCTGCCAGCAGATAAAAAATTCTCCTTCAAAGCCAATATCATCCGAGCTGTAACTAATTTAAATACTTACGGTAGCGCTGAATCAGAGAAGACTATTTCAGCTAGGCAAGCAGCAGTCGATAAACTTCTGAATGCGGTGATCTAACCTATTCCTGCCGCCCCACGCTGGCAGCGGCAGGGTAAATCCACTTCTTCCCTAAAGAACGTTACCGGTCGATCCCTCTCGGGGCCGGGGAGTGATTGCATCGCTCACCCCTGGGCGTCTTACCTGTGTGGCTTCCTGCCGGTGACGTTGTTGCTGTCGATGGATTAAAATGTACAGGCAAAACTGTATTTAGTAAACAGGAAAAACTGTAAAAATTACAGGTCATGATGTAATCCAATGATTTGGAAAAGATTAAAGTTTGAAATTTAGGCGAAAAAAAACCTCGCCGAAGCGAGGTCTTGAAGTTGAGAGGGATTAACTTATTGTGACGCCATACCAGAACACTGCACCAACTACCCTGATTTTGTTGCTATCGTCACCCATATATATTTCATCGGGGTACTCATCAGTGTTGAATGACCGTAGACGCACTCCACCAGGGAGGCGATACAAAATCTTCACCCGTGCCATACCGTCATGATCCAATGCATAGATCTTTCCGTCTTTTATCTCCCTGTTACCAGTATTGATGGCGACTGTAGCTCCATCAGGGAGAACGGGCTCCATGCTGTTACCCCAGACCGACATACAAGCCGCTTCTTCGGGCTTTACTCCAAGTTTTTTTAAGCTACGGAGTGAGAACTTTAGCTTTCTACCCTCGCAGTCAAGCTCTACCACTCTACCATTCCCCGCAGCTAACTGAGCCTCTTTGAAGAAAGGCAGGTAGACATCATCTTCATCTTCTTCTTCATCGTCTGTCCAGAGTGAAATACCGTCCAAAGGCGTCGCATTCGACTCTTGGACACCGGTTTTTAGCCACTGCATTGAGCACTTAAGAGCTTGAGACAGTTCAAATATTTTTCTCGGGTTTTTTGTCTCACCATTTTCAATGCTTGCAATTGACTGTTGCCGAATACCAACCAGATCAGCAAGTTCTGTTTGAGTAATACCAAGCGCTTCGCGCCTAGTTCGTACCCTTTCTGCAAGGCTCATAACCCCTCTCCGCCATTAATGAACAGCGCAAATCTTCACAGTAAATACTGTATTTGACAAACAGGCTTGCCTGTAGAACAATACAGATAAAACTGTAGGAGAGCGCAATGAATACAGGTAACACACTTTCGCATCGGGCAAAGGCTCGACGGATCGAGCTTGGTCTAACACAAGCCGAAGTTGCAGAGCTAGCTGGGATTACTCAGCAGTCATACCAGCAACTCGAGGCTGGGGAAACGAAGAGGCCCAGAAACTTACTGGAGATTTCTTCAGCCCTTAAATGCACAGCCCATTGGCTGATGTATGGAAAACGCAAACTTTCTTCGTGAAAGCAACCTTTCAACATAACGGAAATTGTAAATGGAATCAGTCGCAACAAGTCGCAATTCAGTACGCATCAACTGCAAACCTGAAGTGCTGGAGAGCTTCTTTCACAAAGAGGCCATTTTGCGCGGTAACAAGCCGCTTGCGATGGGGATGGGGATCCACCCTTCGGGGTTGAGCCGTGACAAGGTTCGCATCGTGAAGATGGCGGCGCGGATGGTGTTGGAACTTGGATTGCCAGAAGGGTGCGTTGCAGCTCCAGGATGCGAGCAAAACGTAGTGCTGACCGGTGATGAGGCTAAAAAGTTGCTTTCGATACTGGAGCACATCCGGGAACCAAAGACGGAGTAGAAGGAGATTATGGCTTCGGAATCAGGGAAGAAAAAAGCCGAACAGTTGCAGCTGTGCGGCCACCACTTTTCTAAAACCTAACCTGAGAGGTCGATTCATTATGGCAAACGTAGCGATCGGTGGCAACAGCCCGAAAATGACGAGCCGTGAAATTGCCGAGCTGACTGGCAAGCAACATGGGCACGTCATGCGCGACATAGAAATCATGCTGGAACAGCTGGGCGAAGGCCTGGATGGGTATATCCAGATTTGGAGACACCCCCAGAACGGCCAGCAATACCGGGAATACGCGCTCGACAGGGAGCATACCGAATGTTTGGTGACCGGATACAGCGCCAGCCTGCGTATGAGGGTTATTAAGCGCCTGCACGAACTGGAAGAACAAAGCTCCCCAGTCCCGCAGACGCTGCCTGAAGCGCTGCGCCTGGCTGCTGATATGGCCGAACAGAAAGCGATGTTGGAACAGAAGGTTCAGGCCGACGCACCGAAGGTGGCCTTTGTCGATCACTACGTAGATGCATCAGGTTCAAAAAGCCTGCGCGCCACTGCCAAGGTTTTGAACATGCCTGAGAAAGCGATGATAGACGCGCTGATCCGCGACAAGGTTCTGTTCCGCCAGTCCGGGAATCTGCTTCCCCACGCTCTACGCCAGCGGGACGGGTTATTCACCGTCAAAACTGGCACGTCTGATTTTGGTCACGCCTTCACGCAAACCAGGGTAACGCCGCGTGGCATCCAGTGGATTGCTGAACGTTACGCCTCTGAGCTGATGGCGAGCTAACCATGAGCCAATACGTTCCCGTTGATAGGACATATCTCGATGACCACGGTAACCCCGTGAAGGTCATCTTCTGGGATCGTGTTGAGCGCCAGGTGATTTTTATGAGAGAGGGCTACCCGCATGAGTGCATGCAACCTCTTGAAAGATTTAAAGAGAAATTTAAGCGAGTAGACATATGAGCGCCTTAATGCAGCTTCTTGATCGGCCCATAGCTTACCAGCCGTCTTTCGTCGGCCTGGGGGTTGGGGTGACCGGCGCCGTTCTGCTGTCGCAGTTGGTTTACTGGCATAACCGAATGGATGCCGGCTGGTTCTATAAAACCCAGAAAGAGATCCGCGATGAAACAGGCCTTACGCGTGAGGAACAGGAAACGGCACGCCGTCGCCTTATCTCCGCTGGGGTGCTTGAAGAGGATCGCCGTGGTGTACCAGCAAAGCTCTATTTTCGGGTTAAAGCCGATGCTCTTGAGTTGCTTCTTCTGAAGAAAATCAAAGAGAAAACCCAGAATGCGGGAAACCCTCATTCCAGTATGCGGGAATCCCGCATTCAAGAGTGCGGTAATGCCGCAGACAAGAATGCGGAAAACCCTCAGAC